CCCCGCCGCTGTTGGACTGGGAACAGGACGCCCCGCTGATTGCCGCCGACATCAACAAAGCCGCCGGGTGCGAAGTGCGCGCCCTGCCTTATCTGCACTGGTGGACCTTTATGGCCTGGTTCAACAGCATTGGGGACGGCCAGCTGGCTACCCTGCTGCGGGTGCGCAGCAAGCTGCGCCACGGCCAAAAATTGCAGCCGTGGGAACAGGACTACTACCGCAAAAACAAAGCCATGGTTGACCTGCGCCCCCGCCTGAATCCGGCAGAGATAGCGGAACGCCAGCGGCTGCAGCGCCTGTTGGCCAATTAAGTCCCATAAGGAGGTAGATGCTTTTGCCAAAATCCTATGCAGGCAGCCTTCAGGTTGCCCTGTCTACACAAACAACTACCCACACCGCGCAGCAGCCGCTGAACGGCCTGCGCACTGCCCTGAAAAAAATAAGCCGCAGTGTAAACGCTGCGTTCTCCGCCGTGCCGGTGGCAAAGTTTGAGCAGCAGACCGCCGCAGCAGCAGTCAGCGCCAACAAAGCCGCCAAAGCCCAGGCCAAACTTGCCAGTGGCACCACCAAAGCAGCCAAGGCCGCCAAACGCAGCGTTGCGGAATTTGATGAGCTGGACCGGCTGCAGGCTTCCCTTGCCGAAAGTGCCGGAGCTGCGGCGGCTTCCACCACCCGCAAAAGCAGCAGCGCTGCAACAATCAAAGCCGCAGATGCCGAACCGCCACAGTCAAGTCCGCCGGCTCTATTAAACCAGCAGCTGCAAAATTTCTGGGCTACATTACAGGCTGTGCTTGCCCCCGCCGCCGTGCTGTGGGATGCAGCCTGGCAGCAGATGAAAACCGCTGCCCTGACCGTTTGGCAGGATCTTTTGGGCGGCGTTCAGCTGACCTGGGCCGAGTACGGCCAGCCCATTGCCCAGAGTGCCGCCCTGGCGCTGGAAAACCTGCAAGGCATTTTTACCACCCTGTGGCAGAACGTTTTGCAGCCGATCCTTACTAACCTGATGCAGATTTTATCTACCCTCTGGTCCTCCCATCTCAAGCCCCTGTGGGATGACATTCTTTTGCTGGTAGCAAGCGTTGCCAACTGCCTGCTGGGCCTGTGGAACAACCTGCTGGCCCCGGTGGCCAAGTGGATTATCGCCACGTTCGGCCCCGCGTTTGCTGAGGTATTCAACGCCATTGCGGACGTTGTTGGCGTGGCCGTTGGGGCTATTGCGGATGCCATCGATCTGGCCGTTGTTGTGCTGCGCGGGCTGACGGACTTTTTAAGCGCCGTGTTCCGCGGCAACTGGGATGCTGCCTGGCAGGCCATCGGCAACACAGTCAACACCGTCTGGGATAAGATGACGAACGCCATCAAGACCGCCGTCAATGGCATCATCGGCTTCATCAATCGGATGATCTCCGCCGTTGTCACCGGCATAAACACGGTCATCAACGCGCTGAACGGGTTATCGTTCGACCTGCCGGACATATTCGGCGGCGGGCATGTCGGGTTCAACATCAGCACCCTGACCGCCCCGCAGATTCCCTACCTGGCGCAGGGCGCGGTTATTCCGGCGAACCGGGAGTTCCTGGCTGTACTGGGTGACCAGAGCCACGGCACCAACGTGGAAGCCCCGCTGGACACCATCAAGCAGGCCGTTGCCGAGGTCATGGAGGACCTGCAGGCAGGCCAGATGGCGGGCTTTGAAGCCGTGGTTGCCGTGCTGCGGGAGATCCTCTCCGCCGTGTACGGCATCGAGCTGACCGACGAGGACGTAGGCCGCGCCGTACAGCGCTGGCAGCGCAAACAGGCCATTGCCACAGGAGGTGTGTGACGTGACCCTGACCAATCTGTTCCAGATCGATGGCAAATCCCTGTACGCACCGGACTGCGACATTGAACCGAGCTATTCCGACCTGGATTCCAGCGATTCCGGGCGCGACGAAGCCGGATACATGCACCGCGAAGTGGTGCGGGAAAAGGTTGCCACCTGGCCCATCGCCTACAGCTGCCTGACGGATGACGAGTACAAGTACACCATTGGGCTGTTTGCAGGCAAGGCAACGTTTCAGTTCACCCATCCCAAAGCCGGCTCTTCCACCGAGACAGAAACCACCACCTGCTACTGCAGCAAATACGGCATCGCCTGGCACAATGCCAAGACGAAACAGTGGAAGAACCTTAAATTTAACATTATTGAATGCTGATTGAGAGTTAGGAAGTAGGAAGTAGGAAGTAGGAGTTAAAACGGGCCTAAGGTCCGGCTCTGTAGGGAACGGTCTTGACCGTTCCGAAAACCCCGCCGTATATGCCACAACAGGTTTTGCCACAGGGCGACGGGCGCACACTGTGCGCTCCTACGGGATTGCGGCCCAATTTTCAACCCGTGCGCGCACGCGCACACCATGAACTCCTAAATCCTCACTCCTACCTCCTAACTAAAACCAAAGGAGGTGTGTATTTGTATCAACCAATCCTCACTCTCTCCAGCGGCACCGAGTTAAAGGGCGGCTCCCCCGGCAGCGCGGTCAAAAGCCTGACGCTGCACACTGCGGTGAACGCCGGGCAGGAGTTCACTATTGGCTCTGCGTTTTCGGACTACATTGAAGCCGAAATCTGGGCGGATCCGGACGGCAGCCTACAAATTACCGCTGGGGACGCCCTGACCTATTACCGGCAGGACGATGCCGGGAGCCGCACCAAGGTGGGCGTTTTCTATGCTGAAAAACCCACCCGCACCAAGCGCAACAGCTACAAGGTCACGGCCTACGACACCATGTCCAAGCTGGATGCGGACTTCTCCGGCTGGCTGCACGCCAATCAGGCGCAGTTCCCCAAAACTATCTGGCAGCTGGTTCAGCTGGCCTGCCAGCGGGCGGGGGTTACGCTGGCCAGCAGCAGCCTGCCCATCAATGGCAGCTACAGCGTGCAGGCATTCTATGCGGATGATTTAACCTGCCGCCAGATTATCTCCTGGGCGGCGGAAGCGGCAGGCTGCTACGCCCACATGAATGCAGACGGCAAGCTGCAATTTTTGACCTACACAGACAAGCGCAGCACTGCTAAAATCACCCCGGACGGTGCCAGCAACAGCACTGCCTATTATGCTGACAGCCTGAGCTACGAGGACTACACGGTCAAGGCCATTGAGAAAGTCCAGATCCGGCAGTCGGACAGTGACGTGGGGGTCATCTACCCCGACAGCACCACTGCCACCAACACCTATGCAGTGCAGGGCAACCTGCTACTGACAACCGGCACCGAAGCCAACCTGAAAAGCGTTGTCCAAAACCTGTACAACGTGCTGAAAAACGTGACCTACACCCCCTGCAAAGTATCGGTGCCCAGCAGCTCCGGCCTTGCCTGCGGGCAGATCGTGCACGTTAAGGACGCACGTGGGCGGGAGTTCGACACCTACCTGATGAGCGCCACAATCTCATCCGGCAAAGCCAGCTTTGAGAGCGTGGGCAGCGCCAGCCGGGAAAGTTCCAGCGCCGTGAACATCCAGAGTTACAAAAACCTGACCGGCAAAATGCTGGAGATCAAGACCAGTGTTGACGGCCTGGAAGTAAAGGCCAGCGACCTGACCGGAAAGTATACCGACCTGAAAGCAACGGTGGACGGGCTTTCCTCTGAGGTGAAAAAAGACACCAAAATCACCGGCGGCGGCAACCTGATCCTGGGCAGTGAGAGCTTCAAGAACGCCAACTATGTCGGCATTGACAGTAGCGTGGCGTATGGCGATGATGGCAGCGCAACAATTACCAATGCGAACACAAGCCGCGGGTTCGAGTTCAACGCAGT